CAGATCAAGCCATGTCGATGCAGGCAACACGTGCACCCCAACCACAGATGGCAGCAAGCGGTGGATTGATGAACTTTGCTTCTGGAGGAGCTATAAGTGTACAACCCACAGGTGGAGGCAACTACATCCTTGTTCAGGATGGTGAAAGAGTTCAAGGAACTGGGGTGTATTCTGATTTTAAATCCGCAGATGCAGCATCTAGAGCAATAAGAGATGCACAACCCTTTCAAGTTCCAAGAATATTAGCAGATAAAGGTTTAGCACCAAGCCCTATAGCTATGGACGAAGGGCCAAGCCTACAAGAAATAGACCCAGATCCCATGTCTTTTATTGCTAATGATGAAGTACGTAGAGAGTTACAAAAACGTCAGGCTTCAGGTATGCGAGGTGACCCACGTCTTAATATGGATACCGCAGGTGGTTTAGGACGTGCATTTTTTGACGAAAACGTTCTTAGCATACCGTCTCAAACAGATGATATTGCCTCTTCTATGGTTGCAGATCCTAGGTTACCTGTTCGCGGTGCAGATACAGACGCTTCTCAAGAATTAGCTGAATTTTTAGCAAGTCGTAGATCTGACCTCCCTGGTGTTAACCTTCCTGGAGATTCATATCCCTACGAAATAGATCCAGATGCGGCTGAAAAACGAGGGCAAGCTATATTAGATAGCCTTACTCCTCCCCCACCTACGGGACAACAAAACGAACCTAATATTGACGGGCCATTATCAAGTGCTTTGCAATACTATAATGACAACGCTTTTCCAATCGCTCCAACAGTCTCAGGTGCTTTTCCTAACGATGCTGAACTTGCTTTACAATCTTTTCCAAATAGAAGACGAAGTATTGCTCCAATAGATAGAGATGGTTTCGTACCAATACCAAATGAAAAAGGAAGCATTGCTCCAATAGACAGGGAAGCTAAACCACCTATACCTAACCCAGATAAAACTGGCCCTTCAGGTCTTAAAGCTACAGATCCGTTTTATCCAGAACTTCCTATACCTGCATCTGATGTAGAAGCGCCTGTTACAATAGCAGAAGACGCTGAAAGATTAGCAGAAGATAATATTGCTCCAAAAGCAGATGAGTACAGAGGGGACGATCCTCTAGCATTTATTGACTCAGTTACTGATGGCGGTGCAGACGGTGCAGGGTTTGGCTCTATTGAATCAGAGATGGCTAAAATGTTATCTGACCGTAGAAAAAGAGCAGATCAAAACAAGTGGTTAGCATTAGCAGAAGCAGGGTTCGCTATGATGGGGCCTGCTGCAACTTTCGGTCAAGGTATTGCTAAAGGCGGTCAAGCAGGGTTGAAAGCCCTACGCGAGTCACAGAAAGGTCTAGACGCCTTTGAAACAGATATGCTTAAACTGCAAACACAGCTAGACATAGCACGGCAAACATCAGCAGATAGACGCTATGGCGCTGATACACGAGCAGATACGTCTAGGTATGTAGCGGACACAGGATTTAAGGGCCAACGACTAAGCGCAGAAGCTAGATCAGAAGCGACGCAACAACGACTAAGCGCACAGACTAACAGAGGTCTAAACGATTTAATTGCTGTTTATGATAGTCAGTTAGATGACTTAGGTATTATTCCTGGGCAAGCACCTCCCGCAGAAGTAGCAGATAGATACAATCGAATTATGAGAGAAAGACAAGCAATAGTAGATGAGCTTAAAAGAAGAGTTGGAGCAAATGTAGCTGCTACGGGCGGGTCTGAGTTATTTGGTGTGTTCGACGTACCACCATCTACATAAAGGTGATTTATGGGACAAATTGTTCGTTCTAGCGAATTAAGTGGGCGCAAGTTTGGTTTTAACATCGCTGGAGATGAACCTACTATTGATGAGCAGATGTACATCGATAACATCTTACGTCAACAAGATGCTCAGTTTATCGAAGAATATAAGAAACAGTTTGGAGTTTCTCCTACAGACGAAGGCGAAGGTATTGCTAATTACGCAGGTGAGATATTTAAGGGTCTTGGTAGAGGAGGCGTCGGGTTTTTAGAGAGCGCCGCATTGGGTGCATCTACTTTATTACCTGAAGAACAAGAACTTGCTGCACGAGAAGCAATCCGTAGCACAGCTTACGATCTAAAACCACAGGCTGACATCGGTATGGAAGATACCGTCGGAGGCAAATTCGGCGAGGCTCTAGGGTCTTTTGCACCGTTGTTGGCTACGTCATTAATCCCAGGAGTTGGTGTTCCGTTAGCCGCAGGTCTAGGCGCAGGAGCAGGAGCAGGCGAAGCAAGCGAACGTGCACGAGAAGAAGGCGCTACTCTTGAGGAACGTAATTTAGCCACACGGCTCGGAGCAGGTGTAGGTCTTACTGAAATCTTACCTATAAAATTTGGTAAACTAGACAAAATACTTGAAGGCAGCGGAGTTAAAAAACGTGCAGGTCGCGTCTTACAACAAGCAGGTATTGAAGGATTTCAAGAACTTGCAGCAAACACAGCTCAAAATCTAATTGAACAAGGCTACAATCCAGATCAGGAGTTTGGAGAAGGTAACTTAGAAGCCGCAGGCTATGGCGCAGGTGTGGGTGGTTTCGTTCAGTTAGTTGCTGACTTGCTAGTACCGAGACGTGGTAGAGGTCGTAAAGGCGATGACACTGTAACAGAGGGCGAGAAAAAAGCCGTAGAGGATGCTGTTGAAGGTGATGAGCAAAAGGTAGAAGACGAAGTAAAAGAAAAAACACAAGAAGCGCAAGAAGAATTAATACTCACAGCGGAAGATCCTTACAACAATCTTGTAGATGATGAGAGTGGATTTTCTGAGGAAGCAGCTTTTGAACGAGCAGCGGCGCTTACAGCAGCAGAAAATGCTGTAGACGCAAGAGAAGATGCTATAAATAGCATAATACAAGAAGCACAAATTGAAGATGGAGCCTTTTTATCTAGAGAAGAAGCTATAGAGATTTTAGATCAGCGAGGTTTAGGCGATGCAGGAAGAATTGAATCTACTACAAGAGGAGATGGAACAAGCATTCAGGGTAGTAAACTTGGCGTGGATGGAGAAGGAGGGGACGGAAGTGGAGATAAAGATTCCTCCAAGTCTGCATCATCTGACGAAGGAGGATTGGATACAAGTGTGTCAGATCTTGAGTTATCTGATGTGGCAACAGGAGAGGAGTCCGATACACTAGGGCAAGGTGAGTTAGATTTTGACCAAGTACGTAAAGATCAAGAAGAATTAAACGCTGAAAAAGCAACATTACGTGTGCAGGAAGAGCAAATAGAAGAAGAACGAGGGTCTGCGTTTTCTCGTAAAGAACGAGAAGTTATTAAAAACTTTATTGATACTAGACCCGAAGTCGCTCCGTTTTTTAACAAACGTGCATCTAAAAAAGCAAAACGAGAAGCACTTGCCATTCGCAATTCATTAATACGTGATCTATACGGTATGGGCGTAGCCCCAGGTGTAGCTATATCTAAAGACCCTGCGGGTATCGAAGGTGTTGATCGTGAACAGCGTCAAGACGCAGAACTCGACACGCGCACTCCTGAATCTACTGCAATACCTGCTATTCCGACGATGGAAGTGTTAGATGAGTTAGGTGTTTCCAAGGGTACAGCAGCCTATCAGATTGCAAAAAATAGACTAGCTGATTCTGTTGCAAACAACGACAGAGACGCAATACTTGCAGACGTATCTGATATATTTGGAGCGTTACGTAAATTAAAAACTAAAGATGCACAGCTAAAGGCACGTGTAGACGAGTATGTGGCTAAGGCCACACCCAAGGAGTCAACCCCAGAGGCAAAGGAACGTCGCGACACAACAAGAAGACAGCGACGTGAAAGCATTGATAAACTAAGCCGTAAAGTAGACAAAAACGAAAGACAGAGCGTACAGCGTGCAGCAGCAAAAGCAAAAGAACAGGAAGCCGCCGCCGCACGTATAGCAAGGTCGCAGGGTGCAGTGTCTCCTGAAGGTATGGAAGTTTCTGAGGATGCTAATAGAGAACAAGTAGTCAAAAAGTTTATGGAAAATCGCCCTCGCGCTTCTCTTGGGCAGATACCTAAACGCGGTCTAGATTCTAGATTAGCAAGTGATCAACTTTTTGCGGAGTTTGTGCGAAAGAACGTAAAATTAACAACTCCTGAAGGGGGCACTCGTCCCGTAGAAAATGTGTCTGAACTCTCATCAAAACAATTAGCAGACGCGATAGCAGAGTACGAAGCTAAACAACTTAACGATGTTACAGATCAAATTATAACAGCTAAGTTTACAAAAGAAAAAGAAGCAAAACGTGCTAAAGCAAAAAGCACAGAGTTTACGGCGTGGTTAAAAGAAACTTACAGCGAAACAGAAATAAACAATCTTTATAAAGCAGCGAACAAAAAAGAATTAGCTGAAGTTTATGATAACTATATACAAGGCGAAAAAGCACGAAAAGAGATGCAATATAATTTTGGATCTATCGATGGTCGTCTTGAAGGGACATCTATAAATCATTTACGATTAACGGCTGAAGCCACTGTTGGTTTAAATCTACCACTTGACCCTGTTACAATGACAATGCTTGAGGACAATAACCTCACAGATGCACTACGCAACTATGCTAAGTCAGCGCCGAATCCGAGTATAGCAAAGATGGCAAAGGCTTTGTCTCGTCTCGCAGGGACAACTCGTGTTGTGTTTGCAGACGTTCCAGGGAATCGTGTAACGGGTGCGTTTGCTCCTAGAGAAAACACCATAGTCTTTAATAGGAATATCCCAGTTGTCGGACATACGCTTATGCATGAAATGATGCACGCAGCCACGATTAATGAGATGACTAACAATCCTAACAAGCCTGCGGTAAGACAACTACAAAAGATATTTGATGAGATCTCTGATGCTTTGCCTAGCGCATACGGATCTAAAAACGTATCTGAGTTTATAGCTGAAGCATTTAGCAATCCTGAGTTCCAAAAACAACTAGCGGCTATAAGATTGACAGGAGCTAAAGGCTCACTCCTAGACCAAGTAAAGCGTCAGATTTCACGGATTTTAAACTTTATAAAAGGCAAACCTAATATCTCTGCACTAGGGGAAGTTGAAGCCCTCGTTGACGGTCTTCTTGCCCCTGCCCCTGCATATGTAAATGCAGACATAATGTATAACATTGCTAATGACCCTGCTGATGCTCGCCGTGCAACAAACGCAGCTCTAATGAACGGCCCTCTGTTTGATGCAACTGAGGGTAATAAAATGTTGGCATGGCTAGAGGATAAAACTCGTGGAGGCGTGTCGGACGGTTACAATCTAGGTAAAACAATAGCTCTACGAGCTACCCCACTGCACTATCTTGTCGATCTTGGTAAAAAGTATTTCAGCGGTGGCCTGATGGACTCAATCAATAACACAATGAACAAGGCATCAGGTGCATTACAAGAGAGTTATGATAGCACTGAAGCTATAGTTGGCGACATGGTGCGATGGTCAAATGCTAATCCCGACAAAGTTGAAGCGTTTAATTCGTTGATAAACGACAGTACAATCTATCAGATAGATCCTGAGATGAGCGAAGCCGAAGCGGTGCGTAAATATGCAGAAGATTCCATCTCGCTAGATATACATCGTCGTTTACGTGAGTTGTTTAGAGAAGTCGGCCCAGATGGGCAAAAGCAATACAGACAAATACGAAACTTCTTCCGCAAGATGCGAGTAGATTTGCAAAATGCTTTGGCTAATAGATTAAGCCAAGCAGGTGTACCAGAGGCGGTACAAAATAGAATATTAAATGACTTTTACACTAAATTAACGCGGCGTGGCGCAATCGAACCATACTTCCCACTTACACGTAAGGGTGACAACTGGCTATTTTTCTCTGCGGTAGACCCAAACACAGGTGTAATTGAATACTATGCAGAATCATTTGAAAGTGAAGCGCAACGTAACCGTGCATGGTCAGAGATGCGTGGAGATATTATTCGAGACATGATGGAGTCCGAACAAGGGCAGCGCCGCATGGAAAGCCTACGTCAAGATGCAGGGGTAAACACTGAGGGTATGAGTCCTGAACAAGTAGCAGAGTTAGCCACTGGGGTAACAGCAACGCTTACGATACCTAATCAGTGGTACAATAATGCACCAAACACAAGTTTTATAAACCAACTTATGTCACAGTTGTCTGTCGCTCCCGTAGCTGAAACTTCTGCCGCAGCAGAGGTAAGGCAGAATACAATGGATGAGGTATCTAAGCTTATTCTAAATACTTTGCCTGAAACATCTTATGTTCAATCATTCCGTAAACGTAAAGAAGGTGAAGTAGCCAAAGCCGCTCTTTCTACTCGACAAGATGCTATTCGCACCATATCGGATCGTGCTAAGTCTTTGACTCGTCAGATTGTGGAAATGGAATACAATGCAGAGTTTAACAGACTAAACGCTCAACTAGATCAAGAGCTTCGCAATCGAGTTGGAAAACCCGCAGGAATTAGCCGTGCAGAAGCCGCGGTCTATAAAGAGCTTGCTTGGTTTACTCGCAACGGTGTGAAACAAAAACACACAGACTTATCTCGTGCACTTACGGGCGTAGCGTTTAACTTTACACTAGGTTTTAACGTGTCTGGTGGTCTAATCAATCTTTCACAAATACCTTTGATCGTGTTGCCTATGCTTGGCGGTAAATACGGATACGCAAAGACTATGAAGGCTATGGGCACAGCCATGAAAATCATGCGTAACGGTGGGTTTAGCCGTAAGATCGAAGGTGTATCAGACGCAGTTGATGCAGACGGTAATCCGATTATGGAAGAAAAGACAATCAAATCTGCTGTATCTATGGCTAATTATGATTACAACGATCCTAATCTACCCACAGAAATACAAGAGCTGAAAGAGTTAGCAGAAACTGGCATCGAACTAGGGCAGTTTAAACGGTCTCTCGACTACGAAATTTTAGATATTGATAAAATGTCAGGCTTTTGGGCTAAGTTTAATAAGGCATCAGGATTTTTTCTGCACCACGGTGAACGTATAAACAGAGAAGTAACTATGA